GAGTATCTTGTAGTGCAGAACGGACAGTTGGCGGGCGTTGGTGCCCATAGTTATTCAAAAGGTAACGCCACCGGTGGATCCGAAGAGGCAGCAAAATTTAAGAAATAAAAACAAGCAAGACTAGCAGTATAATTTTTAAATAAGGAAACGGAAATGGCAACAACACATGAACAGATCGTAGCGGCATATGGAGCATATCTAGCAGAAAATGAAAAGTTTGAAGGCAAAGGTGTGGGCGCAGCAGGCACACGTGCCCGTGGTGCACTAGGTGATTTAGGAAAATTATCCAAGGCGCGTCGTGCTGAGATACAAGAAAAGAAAAATGCCGCCAAGGCTGGGAAATAAGTAACACTATGTCATATGAATATCCTTGGATTTATCGTGGTCACGCTTTTGATTCCGAGGATATCCAAGACAACTATGGCTTTATCTACAGAATAACTAATATCACCAATGGCCACGATTATGTGGGCCGCAAATATTTTAATACCATCAAAAAGAGACCACCTCTAAAAGGCAAGAAAAATAAGCGCAGAGAAACAGTTGAAACTGATTGGAAAGAATACTGGGGCAGTAGTCCTAAATTACAACTAGATATTGACACACTAGGCCGGGATAAGTTCACACGCGAAATCATACACTTATGTAAATCACGTGGCGAAACTAATTACATGGAAGCCTATTACCAATTTACTGAAGGTGTATTGTTGCGTGAAAACAACTACAATGGCATCATACAGATCAAGTTAGGTAAAAATTCCGTTAAAGACGTAAAAATTAAATCATAAAAATAAATGAAAAAGATAGTATGGATAGGATGTTCGATCTCCGCTGGATTTGGATTAGATAAAACACAACCGTTTTCTTCGGCTATCGATTGTGAATTTTTGTATATTAATTTATTGCACAGGTACATATCAGAATTTAAGAATTTAAAAAATTTAAATTTAAGTATTCCCGGGGCAAGTAATAATGATATTTTTGTGAGAGCAGTTGATACATTAACATCCAACGATGATATTGCTTACTTGTTTTGTGCTTGGACTAGTATGCCAAGATATAATTTTAATGTTGGATTTGAACTTTATGATACTTCTGCAAGAGTTTCGCCATATCAGACAGCAAAAGAACACAAACTAAATAGTACCAAAATATCACAATTATATCTTCAAGATATATGTGATCGTTTTAAACTTTTACACCATTTACAAGATGAGATAACAAAACTATTAAATTATATTAATATTTTAAAAAAATTAGCAAATAAAAAAACTAAAATTATCAATATAAATGTTATGTGTCCTTGGGATAGAAATTTTTTCGACTTTAAAGAAAATTTTTTCCCTAATGAGTTAACCAATTTTACTAAGCATGAAATACTAAATGTTAAGAACAGAGATGACATCGAAATAAAAAAATTATATACCAAACAGCATCAGCAGTATGCTGCAGTTGGTGGTATAGATAAAAAAAATTGGATTAATTTGTATGATAGTTTGATCAGTAATAAGGTCGATGTAGCATTTGACGATAAACATCCTGGGTACAAAAGTAATCAATTATATTTTGAATTAATAAAAAACGAATTATCCAATTTTTTATAAGCCAATATCGCAGTGCAAACTGTGTCATGAGGAGATCCAGCTCGCGTTGTGGCCGCTGGTGGAACGTGTAGAGTAGACTACACACATGACGGCACGGCAATCAATTAGGTGTAAAAACCAAATGATCTGGGCAACGAAACAGACCGACCCAGGAGCAAAATTACAGTTGGCTAACTACGGCTGTATGAGCTACCGCCAGTAAAATCTAGAGTAGGGGGTACCGGCTGACCGCCTCCGTGTTAATGAAAACAATCTCTTTTAGTTAGTGTGGCTCTGAGCTCAGATGATGCGAGAAGTTACAATTTGCCTCGGATAGGTAAATTGTGGCTTGAATCTAGATGATAAAGCAAAGCATATCCTAAGTTAAAAATTAATAGCATAGGAAGAAAAAGCATTGAGCGCAAGCGAAAATGCAGATGTCGTAGACATCTAAAAACCAACAAATAAAAAAAGCGTGAATAAATGCATACCCACGCTTTAGGTCTTAACAAAAAGAACTTATTTGTTCTTCCAAATAGAATACAGTACCCATACTGCCACTAAACCAACAACACCTTCACCGCCTAGTGTTTTGACGATTGCGGTAACGTTACCAATAACGTCTACTGCTGGTAGGAATGGTAATGCTGCGCCTTTGAGTAACACTTCTAATACGATTAGCAGTGCTAGTACACTTACTGCTGTGTCAGCGATAGCACCTGACCATTTCTTTACTGTTGCTAAGATATCCATGCTCTGGACCTCCGTTTAACCAACACTGCTCACGCAATGGGTATATTATTTAGATCCGTTGTAAAATCTTAATAAAAGTGTTTAATGATGGCTAAAAAGAGATACTTATAGCTTAAAAGAAAGGTAGCTTGGTTTTTTCTGTGGTTTCTATATTATCCTTGATGATCTTGTTGATCAATTCTCGATCAGTGAAGCTTAACTGCATGGCATCTGCATAGCTGATACTTCCCCGCATGTACCATGCCATCCTTAACGCATCATCTCTATAGGCTCTTACCTCTTTTTCGTAGCCTTCGATTAAGGCCGCGACCGCGTCGTTATCTAACGTTAAGAGCCTTAGGCGAAAAAACTCGCGTAGTCAAAGGTAATGTTTACTGGAAATTCTTTCTTGCACTCTTCATTTAGGCAATTAACATCTACAGGTTTAATGGCCGCCTTTTCGTTTAATTCAGCTAGATAACCCTGTACTTTTTTAATGATCTTGTTGTCAGCATTATTGTAGAATTCCGTGATATGATCTGCGTCCGTGACCAGTTCACCCGATTCTGTTTCGATCGATTTGGTACTGTTGGCCAATAGGGCTATGTTTAATTCTATAACCTTGGCTATGTGCAGATCAAACTTGGCTTTGGCTTCTTCGGGATTGTCTTCTAATCCAGCCAAGCTTCGCATGATCTGTTGCTCTTCGAACGCGATCATGTTGGTCTTGTTCATGCTGAAGTATGGTTGTGGATGCACACGTATCTTGAGTCCTCCTACTGCTAAAGGGATAGTATAATCAGGCGGGGTGATGCTGGTTAGAGTTTTGCCTAGGTCTATGGCGTACTCATTGGTTTTCGTGCAGTGTGGACATTTAGCTGAGAAATCCATCTGATTGCCATAGCTGGCGATACGTATGGCTATGAGTGCAGCATCAACATCTATGCTGGGCATCTTCCATGCGTCTTTAATAGCGGGGCAACAGCTATGTATGACATCAACTACACCCTGCCCGTTAAGCAGGGCATCTGGAGTTTTAAGCGTTATCTCATCTTTGGTGGTCATGCTCATCACGCCAATTTCACCGTTGGGTGGTAGATCTATTGAGCCTTTGGGCCAGTATTGTCCACCGCTGGGCAGTTTAAAATAGATGGTGGGCTGGCGGAAATGCTTGGCTAGGGGGTTAGCTGACGCTATTGCTGGTGTAAGTTGATCCATGGTTTGAAATCCTATAAATAATAGAGTAGTACCGTATGTCTATATTTATGGTGCTTAAAACACAGGATAACAAAAAATCCCAATGGATGAAGAACAATTACGCCTGATACAGGAAGCTGTTGCAAAATTAAGTGAAGCAGTTAATATCACCACCCCTGGATTGAAAAAATTCAGTGATGCCGCCAAACAGGGTTCGGATACCTTCAAGAAAGAATTAGACAAGCTCAACAAAGAAATTAAAAAAGGCGTTAAAGGGTATCAGGATCAATTAGCAGTTCTTAAAGAACTAAATGATGCCATAGAAGATCTCGCAGATCAAGCCAAAGACGCAGAAAAAAATAAAAAACTAGAAGAACTACAAGAACAACGCCTACAGTTAGTCAGAGAAGCTGCTGCTCAGCGCATGAAAGAATCCGCAGAGCAGTTTGGTATAGAACTTACTAATAATCTGACACAAACTACAGGCAAACTAGTTAAAGGCCTCCAAGCTGGTGCTAGCGGTACGGAACTATCATCTGACATAATGAACAGTGCTATCGAAGCTACTGCTAGCGGAGTAAGATTTTTAGGTCAAAGTTTATCAAGTTTTGCTATGAAGTCAAGGACTCCTATCCTTGCAGATTTAGCAGCATTAGCAGGATCTGCACTATCATTTGCAGGTGAAGCTGGAGAAAAAGCACTTAAATTTGCTAACGAAATTCTAGTCAAAGAACTAGCTAAAACCGAAAAGGCATTTAATGCTACCAATGCCGCAGGTGCTGTATTTGCACAAGGCATGACAGGCATGCGAGAAGCCAGCGTAGGAGCAGGACTTACACTACAACAATTTAGTAATGTGATCAGCAAGCAGTCTAGTGATCTAGCATTTTCTGGTATGGGTGTTGCTGAAGGTGCTCGCAGAGTCGGGCAAGTTGGTAAGATATTTGACGCCAATGGCGGATATATCCGCAAGCAACTACAACGTCTAGGTTTCGGATTTGAAGAACAAGCAGAACTCACAGCCACAGTGATGGCCAATATCAGACGTACAGGGCAGAGTTTTGACACCGCTACGCTAGCGAGAGAAACACAGAAGTATGCAGAAAGTCTAAGATTGATATCTGCACTCACTGGTGAAGATGCCAAGGCCAAAATACAACAGGTACAAGAACAGAATAACATAGCAGCCTTCCAAGCAAAATTGGCCGAAATGGGTCCAGCGCAAGCCGCTCAGATCAATGCAGCTATGGCTACCATGTCTGAACTTGAAAAGAAAGCATTCCGTGATCGTGTGGTATTTAATGGTGCAGTGATTGATCAAGAAGCTGCTATGATGGAAGCTAGTAATCGTGAAGCAGCAGAACAAGGTAAAGAAATCTACCTGAAATTCCTGTCAGGATCAATGGATGTTAGAAGTGTGGCAGAAATACAGGGCAAATTTGCACGGGCCAACATAGAAGAATTCAAAAAAAATCAAGCAATCAATATAGCAGGAATGAAAGCAGGTGATGCAGCAATCACTGCTGTAGCACAGGATAGATTGTTTTCTTTCCAAAGAGCACAAAGGATAACTGATAAAGGAGTAGCAGAACTTATCTCAGACATAGAAGGCGCTAAAAAACCTCGCGATAAACTAACCGAGGGATTCATAAAAGCCAGCACCGCCGCTCAAAAATTATCAGTAGCACTAGAATCTACGCTATTACCATTGTTAAGTGAGTATGCAAAACAGACTGGTGTAATGCTAGCTGGTCTACAAAAAATGATTGAATCTATCTATGGTAAACCTGTTTCGACAGCCACGGAACAGGATATGCGCAGAGCATCCGGCCGCCAGACTCCCCAAGAAATAATACAAGATAAGAAAACTATCAATGATATTATGAGGGAAAAACAAGGACTTCCACCCCTATCAGAGGCAGATTTTACTAAACAGCAAAATATGATGGGGATGGCAATAGGAGGTATCAGCACTGGACCTGTCAGCGGATATTCTGAAACCCTACACGGCACAGAAGCAGTAGTGCCATTACCAGATAATCGTAGTATTCCTGTAAGTTTGGACAGCAGTAGCATCACAGCCGCAGTTAATAATCAAAGCGGCATCCTAGCCGAAATACTCCGAGCCATGCAGAATAACAACAGCATAGCATCACAAATCGCTATGAACACTGTTTAGGCTGATAAATACTCTAAACAATAGAGATCCCCACTATGCCAGGATGGAAAAAGTATTTCAAAGCCGCTAGTCCAACGACCAGTGGTCTCATGAGCCCTTTGGGCAACAGCGGTGCATCAGTAGATCCAGGATATCGAAACTTTGCCAGCAAGCTACCAGAAGTCTATATCGGGCATCCAAATCGTACAGAACGCTACAATCAATACGAACAGATGGACATGGATTCAGAGATCAATGCGGCCCTAGATATTATAGC